CTGTAGCGGTCGATATTATGTATGGCTCCGAGGGCGGTATCTGCAACTTGGTAGCCAATCAGGATATTGCCCTTGAAATGATGAACCCGGTGGCGAGGACTTACCTCGACGCTGGAGCACTTCTCGATATGAACTCCGGCCCAATAGCCAATCGCAAAATTGTGAACAGCCCAATCACCGAAGCCCGGGTTGTCGGTAGCCTGATGGGTCTCCTTAATCCAACGAGTGAAATCAGCCGCCAGTATGTAACTGGCAGAATGTATGACGCTCTTGGTTTCATTTGGATGAAGGATCAGACGACCATAGCACATAGGGACGGAAGCCTAGCTCAAGGCTCCGCTACGGTCAATGGCGCGAACCAGACTGGATTGGTACTCACAACGCATCCACTCGCTGGAAGTATCAATCAGGGAGATATCATCACAATTGCAGGCGTTAACGCAGTCAACCGAATCACTAAGCAAGACACAGGGTTACTTAGGCAATTCGTTGCAACAGCTAACTGTCCAATTGGTGCAACTGCAATCCCAATTTACCCAGCTATCATCCCACCAATCAACAACCAGATTGTCCAATACCAAACCGTCACCGCCTCCCCAGCCAACGGAGCCTCAGTCAATCCGACAAACGGCTTCAAGCCTCATGAGCACTATCGTAAAAACTTTGCCTATGCGCCGGAAGCGGTTACCCTAGCCACCGCCGACCTGGAGATGCCCAAGAATGTTCACGAGGCAGCTCGGGAACAGTTCGACGGTGTGAGCATGAGGATGGTCACAGATTACTTCATCGGCACAGACCAGCTAATCACTCGTCTTGATGTCCTATATGGATACCTCTGGATTAGGCCAGAGTGGGCTGTCATCGTTGCGGACCTCATGTAATGAACCTGAATGACCTGCTGTCGCGTCTGCAAGCAAACCATCATCATGACTCTCAGAGTTATGTGAAGGTTACGGCTGCGATTCGCGAAGTGGAACATGGCCTACACATGCTGGCAATAATGGGCCATGTATACCACCTTGAACCTGGGCCACCCTATGATCTGCCCGAGTGGCCCAGGATTTTGTTTCATGTATTCGCAGCGCCTAACGGGCGTGTAATACAGAACAGATGGGAAGCTGAGGAACTTGGTCCAGGCTGGTGGCCGACTCTACAGGAAGCTCAGCATAAGGAAGGTATACGGGCTCAGTTTAGGGGCCGCGGAGGTGTTGGAGATAGATCTCTCCCTATGCTAATGGATGGACCACCGGCTCCAAGGGGTGACTATAGCTTGCCTACTATTCCGAGCGACAACTCCGCAATAATCGAGGAGTTCAAGCGCAATGTCGCAAGACCGCCGAGTACAGCTAATGGCGATGGACGAACTAGCAGCAACGATCGAGGGGATGCACCGGAGGGAACCTCAGCGACAGACGTTAGCAAAAGTCTACCTGGATAGTATAGCTTGGGGAGCGAAAGGGCTACACGATCTGGGACAAACCCTTGGCTTCAGCATCGTTGGCCCCTGGGAGCCAATCGAGTTCCCTAAAGTTCTCTACCGCGGTAGGCATACCGAGATAGTACACAACGCTAATCAGCAACGGCGCTTGGAGGCAGAGGGCTGGAGAGAAAGAATCCATGGCCCTGATCCTGAACCAGCTCCGGAACCAACTCCAAGAGTAGAAGCTCCAACCATCCAGATCCCAAAACCAGGAGTACCTCGTGGACCCAAGCCTAATACAGCGAAAGCTAGCGACTAGGTTCGAGGGTGACTACACCCGGGCCGCTCGGATGCACCATTTTATGAATATGCTCCGAGCGGCTCTGGACGGTATGGCGAGCATTGGTGTAGTCATCCAAGTCGAGGTTAATGGGGTAGATGAAGAACCGCTTGGACCTCCGGCCCCAGGTCCACTCGAGTCGCTGGAAACAGCTATAGCTCATATGGCAGGAGGCAGTCATGGCAGGTAAAGGAAAGCCACCGCCCTTTCAAAGGAACAACAAAGCAGCAAACGACGGGAATAAGAAGGGTAAGGGCCAGCCCTTTGGGGGTAAGAGGGCGGCCCTCTTCAACGGTCGGAAACCTCCCCGCCGAGGCAAATAACAATGCCGCTCAGTCCCGCCGAGCGAGAATTGCTCGAAAGACGCCTCACTGACGGTGATCCTTGGGGCGTGAAGTGGAAACACATACACCTGGAAATCATCAACAGCTACTGGCAACGGTCGCTTATGGAGGCTGGAATCATTCCATTCTCGCACCCGGTACCAGAAACATATCCTGATCGCTGGGTTCCATAGTGCCTCCGGTATCACAGCAACAGCGAAAGCTGATGCATGGCATAGCCAGCGGGAGCATCAAGCCGAGGAAGGGTATACCCTCCAAGGCTGTGGCCACCGAGTTCGCTGAAGCGGACAAGCCTGGCAAGTTACCTAAGAGGGTGAAGGGTGGCAAAGCAACCAGGAAAAGGTAGGGGTGGTACTTCCCAAGGCAGGCTCGAGCTTATGAGCCTGGAACATCCAGGAACCACACTTAGATATAAGAAGCAGGTCTTGCAAGGCCCCTTTGGGAACAAGCCCAGAGGCCCCAAGCCTATCAAGATCATAGCTGAGCAGGAGGAGCCACATGGCCCAGAGGTTCACAGTGTACGACGTCATGGAAGCAAGAGGTGACTTCCGTAAGAACCCTGCTAACGTGTATGCCCAAGCACCAACTGGCGAGGCAATCTTCGCTGTTCCTGTAGAATACCCCAAGATGTTCTTTCATCCCGAGGGTAAAGAGATGATTATCGTTCAGGGTGAGGTTGTCACCACGCCTCTCGGTCCAAAGACTATAGGAGAACAGCGTGCCCTTATCCACCGTATCTGCAATAACCCCGATGAGGAAGAACAGGCGGTTAAAGAAGGGTGGCACAGACATCCCTCGCAAGCCATTGCCGCAGCGGGCAAAGAAGCTCCAGCCACTGGGGCCGAGCAGACCATCGAAGCGCTGAAGAAGCAGATTGAAGAGCTGCAAAAGAAACAGAAGGTGCTGGAACAGCACAGGGCTCCCAACCCGCTGTCGAAACCGATTCCTAGGCTGTCATGAGCGCCATTGATCCGAGTCGGACGACCGCTATTGATTTAGCCTCTCAGGCCCTGCGTGATTGTGGGGCTTGGGGCGTTGGTCAAACACCGCTGGCCGAGGACATCCAGGACGCCAAGATGCGGCTCCAGTGGATGTTGCAGCAATGGGAGAGGAAACGCTGGTTTGTCTACCACCTCGTTACTTACAAAGTTGTTGCTCGCCAAGATCCAGAGGGACTCTACCAGGGCAAGCAGTTTTACACGGTTGGGCCAGGAGGAGACTTCAACACAGACATCCGAATCAGACCCTGGTCAGACGGAGCCGAACTTGGAACTCAACAAGGACAGTTCGCCAACGAGTTTGGAGCGGGCTATCCAATATCTGCAAGGCCCTCGAAGATAGAGAGCTGCTTCCTGAGACAGCTAACAATGAGTCAGCCTAATCAAATCGACTACCCCATGACTCAGATATTTTCTATGGAGGACTACAATCGCATTGCTCTTAAGGGACTTAGTTCGTTCCCTGGATACTTCTTCTACGACTCGTCGTGGGAGTTGGGACTGCTCTACCCTTGGCCTATTCCTCAAGCTAACATCTACGAAGTACATATCAGCATTCGCGAACAATTACCCCCGATGTTTACTCAGTCCGCTATGGTTATCGACTTGCCGTACGAGTACTTCAATGCACTGGTACTTAATCTGGCGCTTCGCCTACGGCCGAAGTACGGAATTGTGGGTATGCCTGGAGATACGCTTCCGACTATGGCGAAGGACTCGCTGAACGTATTGAAGAAGACTAACTTCCAGATTGCCAGAATACAAATCCCCGGAGACCTAGTCCGGCCGCAGTTGTATAACATCTTCTCGGATCGTATGTACTAACACAGGAGGGCTTTAGCTATGGCGTCAAAACAGCCGACAGCAATACAGGTGGGCCTGGTTCCAGGGTTTGCCTTGCAGGATGGGGACCTATTGGCTAGGCTATTGCACAGCGCTGGCAGCTGGGGCCTTGGCCCTACGATCAACACTGAAGGCCATGCTGAAGGAAGCAATAACTTTCATATGGCCTTCCAGATGAATACATCGTTCCTGATACTGACGCACGTATCAGCGACAGACAGCGGTGTTAAACTCCCCAGCATTGGTATAGGTTCATCAGTCCGAATCTATAACATGACGCCACACGTAGCTCATGTCTTCCCACCTGAGCTGCATGGACGCGTTGATGCTGCACCACCGGGAACTAGTGTCTGGCTGAGCGGTAACGCGAGGTGTGACTATACATATGTCGGCGACGATAAGTGGTTAAGTAACCTCCTTGGAGTACCCTCGGCCTAATGGCTCGGCTTGCACTATTCGGTGGGGCTTACAGCTCGCGAAGCATTATTGCGAACGGCCAGCGTTGCATTAATCTCTATCCCGAGACCAATCCAAGAGGCTCGCTCGTACCCATCACTCATTATCAAAGGGCAGGACTGAAGCCCTTAGCGAGTGGCCCTAATGCTCCGGTGCGATGTCTGTACAGGGCATCTAACGGTAATGGGTACTGCGTCATTGGTAGTAACGTTTA